CGTCCAGCAAATTTTGAAGGTTGATCATCGTTGGGGGCTTGGGTCACGTCACGGTGGTTCGGAACCCGTACAGGGTAGCCCCCGCTCGCCGGCGGGGCGAGCCATCCTCAACCGTCTGAAACGGATGATGGAAGCGGTCGGCGGGCATCATCCCCGCACCGAATCCCTGGAAGACCTCATTCGCTGGGGCAAGACGCTATGTCTGCCCATGCAAAGCAACGTGGAACGCAACGTCCGGCGGCTCGCGCTCGCGCTCGAAGACGCACTGAGCCATATCGCTTTCTTTTTCGAAGCCGAGGTGAACGATGGCAAGTAACCCACTCGACCTGACTCCAGAGCAGATCGCCCCGGCCTTCCCCGGCGCGAAGCGGGCGAACATTGCCCGCTACTGGCCGCTGGTCGCCGAGGCGCTGCGGGAAAACCGGCTAGAGAGCGCCCCCATCGTCGCCTACGCCCTGGGCACCATCGCCGCCGAAAGCGCCGGGTTCGAACCGATCAGCGAGCGGCCGTCGCGGTGGAACACTCGGGGAAAGCCGTTCGACCGCTACGAGGGCCGGCTGGGCAATCTGCAACCGGGCGACGGCGCCCGCTACAAGGGCCGGGGCTTCATCCAGCTGACCGGACGGGCCAACTACGCCCGATACGGCGAGCGGATCGGCGTGGACCTGGAAGCCGACCCCGACCAGGCCAACAGCCCGCGCATCGCCGCGCAACTGCTGAGCCTGTTCATCGCCGACCGCGAACCCCGCATCCTGGCCGCGCTACAGGCCCAGGATGACGCGCAAGCTCGCAAGGCGGTCAATGGGGGCACTCATGGGATGGATCGCTTCAGAGCGGCTTACAGGGCCATTCTGTTGGTATTGCGGCGATGAAGGCCGCGTGGGTCGTCGCCCGCCTGCGCGAACCCTCAACCTGGCGCGGCCTGGTGTGGCTGCTGACCGCGTGTGGCGTCACCCTGCGCCCGGAGATCTGGGAACAGATCACAGCCGTGGGCATGGCCATCGCCGGCCTGATTGGAGTGCTGACCCGTGAACCCGAGAATATTTCTTTGCCACCGATCGACCTGGTGGGGAAAAGCGCGCCGGGCGGGGCTGATGCTGACTCTGGCGTTGGTCTTGGCGGCGATCATCCTGCTGCTGACCGGGTGCGCCAGCCCTTGCGGCCCCTTCGTAACACTGAGGAAGCCAGCGTCGCTGGCGGCTCTCATCCTGGCTGGACCGATCAATGAGGCGGGCGTGGCCTGCCGATGGGACTACTGAGTGGAACTGACTAGGGGGTTATAAATGGCTGCGATATTCAAGAATATTCTTCTGGCGATTCTACAAAAAGTCATCATGCAATTGATCGGCGCAACGAATTGGAAAGAAATATTCAGCGCCGTTGTCGAGACGGCCTTTGATAAAACCATTTCCAAAGAAAATAAATATGCTGTGGCTTTTGCACGGATCGAAGCTGCGGTGAAACAGTTGAAATCGAAAGCGGTCGCTCCATGACCCTGGTTAAATCCATTCCGGGCGACGACGATCCTGTGTCGGAGAGGCGAAGGAACTATGACGCCGAGTTCCGGGATCGGCTCTCTCGAATCGAGGCAGAGATCCTCGACATCAGACAGCGCATGGCGGACCACGAAGCGCGGCAGGTGGCCACGGAGGCAATGATGGCGGATGCCATTGCTAAGCAAGTGGCGAGGACAATATTCGCCTTGATCGGTGTCGATGTCGACAAGCCTGAATCCCTGGAAGAGTTTCGGGGCAATGTACGGTTTTCCGCCGTAGTGCATAGAGCGGCACAAGCCGGTGTTCTGGCGGTTATTACCGCAGTTACCGGTCTAGTGGTCAGCGGGTTGTGGTTTGGGGCGATGAAGGTTTTCAAGCAATGATTGAACTCGACTTGAGTGCCGATCTGCGGCCATTGCTGCGACGACTGGACGACTTGCGGCGCGAGATTCCGTTCGTGATCGCCAGCTCGTTGACCAAGACGGCGGTGGGAGTGAAGCCGGAGATCCAGCAGGAAATAGACCGGACTTTCGACCGGCCAACGCCATACACGCGAAACTCGCTGTACGTGCAACCCGCCAAGAAAACCGATCCGAACCCGACCGCGCGCTTGGCGTTCAAGGATACCCAGAGCGCGCGGGGTGGCTATTTGGCGGCGCAATACCTGCTGCCGTTCATCCAACAGACGCCACGCTCGAACAAGGCGTTCGAGAACCGGTTGCGCGCCGCTGGCTTGTTGCCTCCCGGCATGTTCGTCATCCCCGGCAAGGGCGCCGCGCTGGATCGGTACGGCAATCTCGACCTAGGCCAATTGGTTGGCATCTTGTCGAAACTGAATGCCGCATCCGGCAGGGAGCTGGCGAATCGGTTTCGCAAAAGAGCGGCGCACTACGAAAGCGCCAACTACTTCGTCAGTCGGGGCGAACGGTTGCATCGTGGTGTGTGGCAACGGTTGCCGAACCACCACATCATGCCGATCTATCTATTCGTCGATCGGATCTTGTTCCGCCGGTTCTTCGACTTTGAAGGTGTCGCAAAAACGTCTGCATTGCGGCTCTTGCCGATCGAATTCGAAGCGGCGATCGACAAGGTATTACGAGGCAATTGAACAATGGGAAGCGCTAGCTCAGTGGTAGAGCGGCCGGTCTTCGGGCCGGTGACACACGGCAATGAGAATGAGTCGCCACCTTGGGCGTTGGTTCGAGTCCGACGCGCTCCCACACATGTCGGGGTCCCTGTAAGAGCGAAAAGTCGCGAGTATTGTGTGCCCCGGTTTTTAGCTAGTCGCTGGGTTTTTAGTGTACTAATTACATGGAGTTACGATGGATAGAGAGCTGATCACACAGGCGGAATACGCGAGACGACGGGGTGTTACTCCGCCGACGGTCAGCGCGGCGGTCAAATCGGGCCGCATATCGCTCATTGATGGGCGGATCGATCCGAAGCTGGCCGACATCGAGTGGGACAGAAACACCGACCACTCCAAGCGCCCGGTATCGCTCGCCAACCGGCGCCAGCAGCAAGCGGAGGAAGCGGCGATCATCGACAGCGCCGAGCATGGCAACCGCCCGGCCGCCGAATACATCAACTGGAAGGCCCGCCGCGAACGTGCCGAAGCCCTCCGCGCCGAACTCGCCCATGCGGAAGAATCCGGCAATCTGTACCGCAAGTCCGACGCCGACCGCGCCGCCCGCGCCATGGCCAGGTTGTTGCGGGATCAATTTCTAGCGATTCCGCCGCGCGTCGCCGCCGAACTCGCGACCATGGACGATCCGCCCGCCATCGAGCACCGCCTGAGCGCCGAAATCCGCAAGGTCCTGGAGACCATCGACCGCGACGTGGTGGAGCACCATGCTTGATGTCGAAGTCGCCGACGGCTTCGAGGGCTGGAACACCGCCTTCCGCGAGGGACTGCGCCCCGACCCCGACCTGCCGGTGGATGTCTGGGCCGACACCTACATGATCATCCCCAAAGAGGTGGGAGGGCCGGAACCGGGCTACTACCGCACCGACCGCACCCCTTATGCTCGCGAGGTCATGCAGGCCCTCTCACCGCAAGACCCGCACCGCCGGGTAGTGGTGAAGGGTGCGTCGCAAATGCTCAAGACTCAAGTAGCGCTGAACTGGATGGGCGCCAGCATCCATCAATCGCCCTCCAACATCCTCGCTCTGTTCCCCACCGACAAACTGGTCAAGCGCGTCTCGCATCGGATCGGCGAGACCATCAAGGCCGTTGCCGAACTCGCGTGTCGAGTGGCGCCCCCGCGCTCCCGCGATGCCCGGAATACCCTCGACACCAAGGAATTCGACGGCGGCGCGCTCTACATGGCCACCGCCCGCAGCGCCTCCAACCTCTCGGAAATATCCTGCCGGTATGTTTACGGCGACGAACTCGACCGCTGGGAACTGGACGTGGGCGGCGAAGGCGATCCCGTCGAACTGACCGAGGCCCGGACCTCCAACTTCGGCTACAACGCCAAGATTTACTACAGCAGCTCGCCCACCCTCGAAGGCGCCAGCCTGATCGATACCCTCTATCGGCAATCCGATCAGCGCCGCTACTTCGTGCCCTGTCCGCACTGCCACGAACGGCAGGAACTGCTCTGGGAGCACGTCCGCTGGGACGCGCTGTTGACCCGCGCGTGGTATGCCTGCCCGTGCTGCGGAGCGGAGATTGAGGAACACCACAAGCCCGAGATGCTGGCCGCTGGCGAATGGCGGTCGCAAGGGGAAGGCGACGGCCAGACCGCCGGATTCCAAATCTCGCAGCTCTATTCCCCGCTGGGTTGGACCTCGTGGCTCACCCTGGCGCGCAAGTACGTCAAGGCCAAGCACGCGATTGAGCGCGGCGACAAGGGACCGATGCAAGTGTTTTACAACACCCGGCTGGCCCTCACTTTCGACGCGGCTGACGAACGGACCAGCGCCGCCGAGCTGAAGAAGCGCGCCGAAGACTTCCCGGCGTTGACGATCCCCCGCGGCTGCCTGGAACTCACCATGGCCACCGATACCCAAGGCAACCGGCTCGAATACCTGATCATGGGCTGGGGCGAGGGCATGGAACGCTGGGTGATCGATTACGGCGTGCTGATGGGCCGGCCCTCCGAGCCGGAGGTGTGGGCCGAACTCGACAAGGTATTGGCCCGGCCCATCGTCAACGGCTTCGGCATCCCGCTCAAGATCAGTGCCGGCCTGGTGGATTCCGGCGGCAACGCCACCCAAGAGGTCTACGAATACACCCGCGCCCGCCGCCGGCTATACGTCCTCGCGGTCAAGGGAGCCAGCAAGCCCGGCCGCCCGGTCATCGCCAGCAAGCCCAGCAAGGTGGACGTGAATCGGCGCGGAAAGATCATCCAGGGCGGCGCCGAACTATGGATGATCGGCACCGACACCGCCAAGGACTGGCTGTTTTCCCGGTGGCTGTTGCCGCCCGGTCCCGGCGCGATCCACTTCAACCGGGATTTGCCCGATACCTTCTATGAGCAGTTGACCGCCGAGCGCAAGCTGATCCGCTACGTAAAGGGGTTCAAGCGCGCCGAGTACATCAAGACGCCAGGCGATGCCAACGAAGCCTTGGACCTGTGCGTGTACAACCTCGCCGCCGCCCATTTCCTGGGGCTGCACAAACGCCGGCCCAGCGAGTGGAAGCGGTTGCGAGACCGGCTCGAACCGAACACCGGCGATCTGTTCGGCGCCGTGCCCGTCAAGCCCGCCGAGGGGCCCTTACCGGCCCCCGCGCCCGCAGTCACTCCCACCGGAGTGGCTTTACCCAGACCAGCCCCGTCGGTTCGTCCCCCCGTGGCTTCCCGCCGTCAAACCGTCACCCGGAGGATTTCGCTGTGATCAAGATAGAGCATCCGTCTGGAAGCGATTGTTAGCGTGCATTTTCAACGGAATCACGAGGCACAATGAATGAGCTGGCTTTATTCGCGGGCGCTGGTGGCGGAATACTTGGCGGGGAGCTTATCGGATGGCGCACCGTTTGCGCCGTTGAGCGAGAGCCATACGCCGCAAGCGTTCTTGTCGCAAGACAGAATGACGGCCTTCTCCCGCCCTTCCCGATTTGGGATGACGTTCGCACCTTTGACGGACGACCATGGCGCGGCATTGTTGACGTGGTATCTGGAGGATTCCCGTGCCAGGACATCAGCCTTGCTGGAAAGGGAGCAGGAATCACCGGAAAGCATAGCGGACTGTGGTCGGAGTTTGTCCGCATCATTCGCGAAGTGGCACCAGGAATCGTTTTTGTGGAGAACAGTCCTGCCCTTACTTCCAGAGGCTTGGGAGCCGTACTCGGAGACTTGGCCTCGCTGGGGTTTGATGCGCGATGGGGAGCGCTGGGAGCTTCCGCCGTTGGCGCACCACACATCCGAATGCGCATCTGGATTGTGGCAAACGCCCGTTGCGGACGACCCGGTGGAGCGGGAAACCGGGAAGTGGAACAGCCGTGGCGAGCCGAAGCTATCGGCGCAGGTGCTGCTACCCACGCCAACGGCAAACTGGTAAATTGGGTGCATGAATCCCTACACCGGCCTTCCCCTCGAAACCCTCACTGAAGCGCTCAGCCTCGCGCAAGCGGCACTGCCCAAGCTCACGCGCGGGGAAGCCGTGGGCGCGATCAGCACCGGTGACCAGCGCATCACCTTCATGCCGACCACGCCGGAAGCCCTCATGACGGACATCGGCTATCTGCGGCAAGCCATCGCGGCACTCCAGAACCCCAACGCCGTGCGCCGCCGCTATGCCGTGGCCAGGTTCCCGCAATGCTGAAGTGGCTGTCTCGCCGGCTACGTCCCAAGGCGCTCTACGAAGCCGCCGACCCCCGTGGCCCGCATGGTCCCCACCGCAGTTGGCGCGACGGACGCGACGGCGATGCCACCGTGGCCATGGCCGGCGAACGCCTGCGCCGAAATGCCCGCCACCTCGATCAGAACCACGACATCTCCCGCGGGGCCATCGACAAACTCTGCCAGTTCGTTATCGGGCCGAGCGGTATCGCCATTGAACCTTTGCCGAAGGACTTGGACGGCAAAATCCATCGCAGCTTTGCCGATACCCTGCTGGAAGCTTGGCGCGATTGGTCGGAATGGCCCGAAGTGACCTGGGAACACGACTGGATCAGTACCCAACTGCTCATGGGCCGGTCGCTGTTCCGAGATGGGGAAGTGATGGCGCAACTCATTTCCGGCGACGTGACCACGCTCAATCACGGCACGCGCGTACCGTTCAGCCTAGAGTTGATCGAGGCGGATCAACTGGCGCCCGATTGCAACGATCCCGCCAAGGGCATCACCCAAGGGGTGGAACGCGATACCTGGGGACGGCCGCGCGCTTATCACGTCTACAAAACCCATCCCGGCGCACCATTCGGGTTTGGCGGTACAACCGGATTCGCGGGGTCCATCAAGCGCATCCCCAGCGAAAACCTGCTGCATCTCAAACTGACGGATCGCATCAAGCAGGCGCGTGGCGTCACCCAGCTTGCGTCCGTGATTCGTCGCCTGAACGAAATCAAGGGCTACGAAGACTCCGAACGCATCGCGGCCGAAATCGCGTCCAGCCTGACCGGGTACATCAAGCGGACCGTCCCGGATTTCATGGACCAATACGGCGATGGGTCCAGCGGCGGAGAATCCGGTGCCAAGCCGCGTACCTTCGACTTTGTGCCTGGCATGATCTTCGACGACTTGCGCCCCGGCGAAGATGTCGGCTTGATCGATGCCAAGCGTCCCAACCCCCAAGTCGAGAATTTCCGACGCGGACAGTTGCGCGCCGTGGCGCCGGGGTTCCGAGTCGGCTATTCCAGTCTCTCCCGCGATTACGACGGGTCCTACAGCTCGCAGCGCCAAGAGCTGGTCGAACAACAGCCGCTCTACGAAATGCTGTCGGCCATCTTCATCGGGCAGTTCGCGCGGCCGGTTTGGCAACGCTTCGTCGAAACGGCGGTGCTCTCGAAAACCATCGAAGTACCGGCCGATGTAGACCCGCTCACCCTCAATCGCGCCAGTTTCCTGCCGCCCGCGATGCCCTGGATCGACCCCCTCAAGGAAATTCAGGCATCCGCCGAAGCGGTCAAGAATCGTTTCGCCAGCCCGCAGCAAGTCATCCGCGCGCGGCGCGGGAATCCAAGCCAAACGATCGAGGAACTCGCCGACTGGTTCCAGCAATTGGCGGACTCGAAGATCCCCAACGAATCAGCCACCACTACCCCATCGCAAGGTGAACCCCATGTCGAAGTGGTACCAAATCCGCGCCGCCGTTAAACCAAAAACCGCCGACATCCATATCTTCGGCGACATCGGCGAAAGCTGGTGGACGGACGAAACCGTCACCGCCAAGCAGTTCGTGCAGGACCTGGAAAAGCTGGTCGACGTGGACACGCTGAATATCCGCATCAATAGCTATGGCGGTGCCGTATCGGATGGCCTAGCGATCTACAACGCGCTACGCCGCCACCCCGCCGCCAAGGCGGTCACCATCGAAGGGGTCGCTGTCTCCATCGCCAGCCTGATTGCCATGGCCGGCGATACGGTGGACATGCCCGCCAATAGCCTGCTCATGATCCATGCGCCTTGGTCCCATATCGCCGGGAATTCCGCCGAACTGCGTACCGAGGCGGATGTTCTGGACCGTCACGCCCGCGCCATGGCCAGCAGTTACACCCGCAAGACCGGCAAATCGGAAGCGGACATGCTGGCTCTTCTCACCGACGGCGCCGACCACTGGTACACCGCCCAAGAAGCACTGGACGCGGGCTTTGCCGACACCGTGTCCGATGCCCTGCAAGCCGCCGCATCCATCCCATCCCGTTATCGTTGCTCAGGAGCGCCGATCATGCCTGGACCAAATCCGCCAACCACTCCACCGGTGAGTACCCCAACGTCGCCGCCACCCGCGTCGTCCTCGCAAAACATCGTGGACATCCGCGATGCCGCCAAGCGTGAAGCCTTGGCCACCGAACAGACTCGCCGCCGCGAGATTCGGGGGTTGCTGGTCGGTTCGTTTGCCAAACGCGAGGATCTGCGCGCGGTGATGGACGCCTGCCTGGACGACCCGGATTGTTCCAGCGACGAAGCCAGCAAACGCTTGTTGCGGAAACTCGGCGAAGGCTGCGAACCCTTGAGCGGCGCGCAAGCCATCGTCATGGGGCAGGATGCCAGCGATAAATTCCGTGCCTCCGCCGTGCAATCGATCCTGGCGCGCGGCGGTATCCAGAAGCACGATGGCGCCAATCCGTGCCGTGGATTTCGTATGGCCGAATTGGCCCGCGCCTGCATCGAATACGGCGGCGGCAATGTTTCCGGCCAAGTGCCGGAAGAGTATGTGCCGCTTGCGTTGGGCAGCGGTCGTCGGCGCGCGGCCGGCAACATCGGCCAGACCTCGTCCGACTTCCCGGTGATCCTGGAAGAGGCCATGCACAAGATTGCGCTCACCGGCTTCAACGCCATGGCCAGCAAGGTGACGTATCCCACGTTCTGCAAGATCGGCGATGTCACCGATTTCCGCGAATGGAAGCGGATCGTCCCTGGCCTGATCGGCAACCTGGATGATGTCAATGAGCAGGGCGAGTACCTGAACAAGAACATCCCGGACGGTGAGAAGAACGGCATCACCGCCAAACGGCGCGGCAATATCATCACCATCACCCCGGAAACCATCATCAACGATGACCTGGGTTACATCATCGATTTCGCGCGCAACATGGGCATGGCCGGCCCGCGATCCATTGAGCGCAGGGTTTACCTGCTGCTGGAAAGCAATCCGACGCTCTCCGATGGTGTCGCGCTGTTTCATGCCAGTCACGGCAATCTCTCGTCCACCTCGGACGCCATCAGTGTCGCCCCGTTGGACGCCGCATCGGCGGCGATGGGGCAGCAAAAAGCGCCCGGCGATGATCAGGAGTACCTGGACATCACCCCGGATGTGCTGCTGTGCCATCGCGGCAAAGCGGGGAACGCGAAGGTGGTGGTCAACGCCGAGTACGACCCGGACACCGCCAACAAGCTGCAAAAGCCCAACGCCGTGCGTGGCATTGTCTCCAACGTGGTCAGTTCGCCCCGGCTGTCCGCCAATCCTTGGTATCTGTTCGCCGACCCCACCGTCGCGCCGGTGATCGAGGTGGTGTTCGTGAACGGCCAGCGTGATCCGCGCATCGTCGAAGAGGAATCGTTCCGCACCGGGGGCATTTCCTGGCGGATCGAGCTGCCCTTCGGTGTCGGCGCGATCGATTTCCGTGGTGGCTACAAGAACCCCGGCGCGTAGTCCGGTACATCGCTGATAGACAGGAGCAAAACCCCATGAGCAACAACTACAAACAACCCGGTGATGTGCTGACCTACACCAACGCCACCGGCTCGGACATCGCATCCGGCGATGTCGTCAAGCTGGGCGCAACCGGCAATTGCACGCTGGGCGTGGCCTTGACGGATATCGCGGATGGCGACTCGGGCGAGGTCGGATTCGGCGTATTCGAGGTTCCCAAGGTCTCGGCCGCCGTATTCAAGCAGGGCGAATCGCTGATCTGGGATGCGAGCGCTGGGGCTTTCGACGACAACGCCGCGACCCCGGCGACCGGTGACGTATCCGGGTCGGCGATCGCCGCCAAGGATGGAGCCAACGGCCAAACCACCTGCTGGGCCAAGTTTCTCGGTATTCCAGGGACATTGACCTAAGGCAATCCATGAGCCAATTCGACGACCTCATGGCCACCACCGGCATGCCCTCCTTTCGCCGGGTGTTGGGGGACGATGCGACCTACACCCCGGTGGCGGGCGATCCGGTCGCGACGTGGTGCATCTTTCGGCACGACTCGGATCTGGTGGGGCAGTACGGCGAACGGCTGGAAAGCCGGCTCACCGCCCAACTCCCCGTCGCCGACGTGCCGGAACCGCAGCCCGGCGACAGTCTGACCGTGGGCGGGAAAACCTACCGCATCGATCAAGTAGCCCGCCGCGATGGCCTGTTTGTCGAGGTCGCGATTCGATGAGCGCGCCCGCCGCCGTGATGGACCTGTTGGCGCTGAAAACCCAGCTCGCCACCATCACCGTGGCCAACGGCTACCGAACCGACATGGGGGGCGCGGTCTTCACCGGTCGCGACGCGCTGGCGGTGGGGAGTCAGCGGCCGTTGCCCACCATCACCCTGACCTCGACCCGAGACGATCCAACCGACAGGGCGAATCTGTCGGCCGGCCAATGGTGCCAAGGTTGGACTCGCACGGTGGAACTGGAGATCCAGGTGGCGGGGGCGGACGCATGGGAAACCGCGCTGGACAATGCGGTGGACGATGTGCGGCGGGCCCTGGCTCGCCATACCAGTCCGTTGACCCTGGGCGGCATCGCCTTTACCCCACCCGCCAGCGGCGGTGAAACCGCCATGGCGGTCATGTCGCTGACTTACAGCTACATCGTCGATTATTCGTAAACGCTAACCGACCGCATTGATTCGACTGTCGGGAGACAGCCGGTTTTACTTAGGAGATTGCCATGACCATTCCTGTTGCCTCGCGTGCCACTTATCTCAATTGCGCATTCAAACCCGGCTACTGGTCCGGGGATGTCGCGCCGACATCGTTTTACGACCCGGTCAACTTCACGAAACTGGAGATCACGTCGCAGACCCAAGAGTCCGACGATCTTGTCTCCAACATCGAAGGTAGCATCGGCGAGAACCTGGCGTCCGTTCAAAGGCCGACCGAATCGGCCAAGCTATCCGCCGAACTCAACTATATGTCGCCGCAGATGTTCGCGCTGTTGATCGGCGCGGACCTGTCGGAAGTCGCACAAACCACCGGCGACATTACCGACGAAGCGGTCACGCTCGCTGTCGGGCTATGGGTGCCTTTGGCCAACAAATATCTGTCTTCGACTGGAATGACGCTGAAGACGGCTGCCGATGCAACCGTAGACCCTACTCACTATGCGGTGGATACCATCAACGGCCTGATCAAGGCGTTGGATTCGACGGGAGCGACGGGAACCAAATTTTCGTACTCGAAAGCCGCGCGCAAGGTCGAAATGCACAAAGCGGGCAAGGCGAAATCGGCGTATGTGATGCTGGTGGGGACCGGGACCGAAAAGGTCAGTCAGAAACGCTGCCGCATCGTCGTCCACAAAGCGAGCTTGGCGGGCAGCGGCGTGTTCGACCCGGTCACCGGCAAGTATGTGAGCGGGACCCTGGAAGGAAAGCTGATCACGCCGAGTACCGAAACATCGCCGTGGCAGTACGAATCTCTCGACCTCGACGCCTGATTTGGCCCGATGTCGATCACACTCGGCTCGCTGATCCTGCCGGACGGGCTCCATTGGTCGGATGAGTACCGGTGGAGCCCGATCGAGCAAAGCATCGAATTCGGCCTGACCGGCGCGCTGATCGTCCAGACGGCCGTCAAGACCGCCGGGCGTCCGATCACCTTGCGCGGGGCGAAAAACGGGACCGCGCATAGCGCCCTGATCGCCCGCGCCCAGACCTACCGGACGTGGGCCAGCCTGGAAACGCTCCGGGCCGCGCTGTGGGGGGAATCCGCCGAGTTCACGCTCACCCTGCACGATGCCCGCACCTTCACCGTGGTCCCGGCCCACGACGGCGACGGGCCGCTGATCGTGACCCCGCTGGCCGCCGTGGGCGCGCTGCCGCCGGCCCATCCCGGCGCGGGGCATTTGTATTTCGTCGATTCGATCCGGCTCGTCACGGTCTAGCGGCCCGCGTGGTGGACTCCCTCCCCGGCTCTCCGGCCGGGGCTCTCGTGCAATCGAGGTGTAATCCGTGGCAGACTCTCGCAATCTGGCCCTGCAACTGCTGATCACGGCCAAGGACCAGGCCAGCGGTATCCTCACCGACCTCAAAACCCGGCTGGCGGGCCTGGCCACCGCCATCGCCGCCGCGTTTTCGATCAATGAAGCCGCTCAGTTCGAGCGAGCGCTCGACGCGATCCGCGCCCGCGCCGACGAAACCGGCCCGGCGCTCGAAGCGCTGGTACAGCGCGCGAAAGACGCCGCCCAGACGATGGGGCCGGAGTTCGGTTTTTCGGCGGCGCAGGCCGCCGCCGGCATCAAGGAACTGATCGCAGCCGGATTTTCGGCCGACGAAAGCCTGTCGGCGCTGAAAGGCACCCTCGCCCTGGCGGCGATGGAAGAAATCAGCGCCGCGCAGGCCGCCACCCTCATTTCCGACGCCATCGTCCAGTTCGGCCTCTCGGCGGGCGACGCTTCCGCCGTGGCCGACATTCTGGCCAGTTCCGCCGGGGCAGTGGCCGCCACCGCGACCGACATGGCCGCCGCACTGCAATACACCGGCAACGCCGCCAGCCAGGCGGGCCTCACGCTCACCGAAACCAGCGCCGTGCTGGATGTGCTCGCCAGTGCCGGGATACGCGGATCGGAAGCGGGCACCGGACTGGCCTCGGTGCTCAGCATCCTCGCCAACCCCGCCCACGCGGCCACGCAGGCGCTGTTCGACCTGGGCGCGACCAGCACGAACATCAACGATGTGCTGGATTTCCTGAAAGAGCGCGGGTTGAACGCCTCGCAGACCATCGCCCTGTTCGGCGAGCAGGCCGGGCGCGTCATCAATACTCTGCTGGCCCAGGGCGGCACGAAAGCCATCTCCGACTTCGCCGACCAGATCAAAAACTCCGGGAAGAGCGCCGAAGACACCGCGAGGATCATGCAGGGCAACTTCCTCGGGGCCATGGATCGGTTCTGGGAGTCGCTGAAGCGGGTCGGCACCGAACTGGCCACGCCCAAACTCGGCATCTTTGCCGACGGCCTGAACACCGTGACCAACGCGCTGAACACCCTGGTCAGCAACGACCGGATCGCCGAGTTTCAAGCGGCTCTGGCCGCCGGGTTTTCGGCGCTCTACGACGCGGCGCAACGCTTTGTGTCGCAACTCGACTGGTCGGGCATCCAGTCGGGGGCCGCTGGCGCGTTCGATGCGCTCAAGGACGCGGCGGGCCGCGCGCTGGCGGCCCTGGAAACGATCTATGCCAGCCTGACCGGCTCGATGCCGGGCGCGACGGGCATCGCCCAGCAGGCCAGCGAAGCGCTCCGCACCGCGTGGGATGCGCTGGGCGGCGTGGCGACGGCCGTCGCCGACGGGTTCGAGCGCATCGCCGAAACGCTCGGCGGACCGTTCGCGCAGGGCACCGAGTCGGCCAAGACCGCCATCGCGGCGCTGACCGGAGAAACGCAAGTCGCCGAAAACGCCTACGCGGCGCTGAAGAGCGCCCTGGACGCGGGGAAAGTCACGCAAGAAGACGTGGCCCAGGCGTGGCAAACCCTGCAAGCGGTGATCGGCTCCTCGCGCCAGCAGGTTGCCGATGCCCAAGCGGCCTACGAGCAAGCGGTGGCCGCTCAGCAGGCGGGCACGGCCACGCAGGCGCAGGTCTCCGCCGCGTGGGACAACCTGCAAACGGTGATCGGATCGGCACAGAACCAGGTCGATAGCGCCCGGCTCGCCTTCGACGGCCTCAACAACCAGTTCACGACCGGGAAAGGGTTGGCCGAGGCGACGGCCGCCGCGCACGACACGCTGCGCTCCACGATGGAGCGCGTGCGGGAGGGCATCGAAACCGTGACCGACCGCCTGGCGGGTCAGACCAGTGGCCTGCAAGCGCTGTGGGCGGCGATGAAAGACACCGCGCCCGAGTTCCTGGCCCGGACGTGGGACAGCTTGACGCAAGGGGCCGCTGCCCTGCTGGACGGCGTCAACCGGCTCGCGCAGTACGGCGCGCAACTCCTGGCGGACTTCATTCGGGCAGCGGATTTCGAGCCGGTCCGGCTGCTGTTCGAGGCCGTGACCAGCGCAATGAACAGCATGGTGCAGACGGTCCTCGAACGCTTCCCCGCCGCGTCGGTGGCCGGCGCGAATCTGGGCAACGCTTTCACCGTGGCCTGGTCGGGCGTGGTCGGCCTCCTGGCGGCCGTGGTGTCTGGGACGATCACGGTCGTGGAGGCCATCGGACAAGCGACGTTCGAGGTCGGCAAGTATTTCGGCCGCTACTCGGACGAAGAGATTTCCAAGATCCAGGCCAACCTCAATGGCTTGTCGGACACCGCCAGCGAGTTCGCCGCCGTGGCCGCTAGCTCGTTCGAGGCCAGCGGCGCGGCGATGGATCGGATGCGGGATTCCTCGATCGACGCGGCCGGGAAGATGGGCGACTTGGGCGCGGCGGGCGACGCGGCGGCGCGGTCGCACGACGCGCAAGCCGCCTCGGCGCAAACGCTCGCCGACATGCAAAAAGCGCTGGCATCGGACACCGGCCACGCCACGACCGCCGAGGAAGCGCTCGATCTGGCGACGCAAGCGGCTACCCTGTCCGCCGGAGCGCTGGAAAACGGGCAACGCCAGTTGAGCGAAGCGCACGGCGACGCGGGCGCCGCCGCGACCGATTCCGCCGAAAACACCTTGACGTTGGCGCAAGCGACGGAAGCCGCCCGCGCCAAGGCGCAGGAGTTAACCGCCGAACAGGAGCGCATCCCGGAAGCCGCCAGCCAGACGCAAGGCGCGATGGAGGCGCTCGGCGACGTCCTGTCCTCGGTCAGTGTGGCCATGGACGCGCAGAGCGCCGCATCGAAAGAGACGACCCTGACGCTGGACGAACACCGCGTCAAGGTCGAAGAAACCCGCGCCGCGCTGGCCGCGCTCGAAGAGGCCCAGAAGAACCACACGCTGGCCGAGATCGACGGCAAAGACGCCACGGCGCAACTCAACGCGGCCAGAGCGGCGGCCAAAGACGCCATCGCCGTCTACCAACACGCGCAGGACGAACTGATCGAGAGCGAGCAGACCGCGCAGAAAGTCGTCGAGTCCCACTCCAAGGCGATCAGCGAGAAGAACACAGTCGCCATCGCCGAAATCGACGCCAGCATCGCGGTGGCCGAACAGTACGGCCAAGAAAACCTCGTGGCCGAACTGACCCTGCAGAAAAAGGAGTTGCTGGCGCAGCAAGCCGCCGCCGTCGCCGCCGCCCAACAGGAAGAAGCGGTCGCCGCGCAAGCCGTGGCCAACGCCCTCCAAAAGAAATACGAAGAGCTGGTCCGGCTGGACCCGCTGAACGCCAAAGCCATCGCCGACGCGAAAGCCGCCGCCGAAACCGCTCGCGAAGAAGCCAACTCCAAACTGTACGCCGCGCAAGCCGCCGATGCCCACGCCCGGCAACTCGAAGCGGAGAGCCATCAGGTGCAGGTGGCAACCGACGCCATTCGCCAGCTATCCGACGCTGAAATCCATAACGCGCAAGTCACGCAAGACGCCGCCGCGACCCTGGCGCTCTGGGGAGAAGAAACCGAAGCCGCCGGCAACGCCGTAAGTGGTGCGTTGGAAGGCTGGGCGCAACGGTTGTCGGCCCTGTCCGACGCGGCCCGCACCGCCTTCGACGGCTACGCCGACGGGACCGGCCAAGCCCGCGACGTGACGCAGGAACTGGCCGATGCCATGGCTGGATTGAGCGCTGGCGGCTACGTCGAATGGGCCAACCAGACCGCCATCAAGGCGCTGGAAATCGAACAACGCTTCAACGGTCAGGCCCAGTCCGCCGAACGACTGACGGAGCGCCTGCAAGCCATGGCGCAGGGCGGGACCGTGGACATGAACGCCCTGCAACTGGCGACGGCGGGCTTGTCGGGCGAGTTCAACTTGTTGGACCAGCAGCGGCTCGACACCCTGCAAGCGGCCATCGACGCGGCCAGCGCCAAGCTGCGGGAGATGAAGCAAGAGACGCAGGACGCCAAGGACCGGCTGAGCGAACTGAACGCCGAGCTGGCCGACGCTCAGGGGCAGGACGAAAAGGCCCAGAAGTTGCGCGAACAGCTCGACTACCAACAGAGACTGGCCGAAATCGAAACCAGTCGCGCCGAAGCGGAAGCCGCCGGCAACCTTGAGCTGGTGGCGATCCTCGACCAGCAAAAGGCGATCCTCGAACAAATCCACCAACAGAAACTGCGGAACATCGAGGCCGAAGCGAGCGCGGCCCAATCCACGAAAGAGACGAACGACGAAACCGAGAGAGCGGTCCGAAACGCCAGAGAACACGCCGACCACGCCGAGCGGCTGGCGGGGGCGATGCGCGACCTCGCGCGCGTGGACCTGAGCGGCCTGAACACGCACTTCGCCACGCTCGGATCGACCGTGAACACGCTGAGGTCAGCGTTGTGAGCGAACTGACCCTTTCCGAAAAACTGGCGGGCCTGAACACCGTCGATCTCTCGGGCTTGCAGCAACGCCTGCAAGCCGCCCTGGACGCCGCGCAACAGCAACTGGATGCCCAGCAGCCGACGACGCCCGCGCCCGCGCCCACGACTCCGACCGAACCGACCCCCACACCGACGCCCACACCGACGCCGACGCCCACGAATGACCCGACCGGAGCCGACATCAGCGCCATCAGCGCGGCATCCGGCCTGTCCACCACCATGGTGCGAGACCTACTCGAAGCCCTCGAAGAAGCCCGCGCCCGAGGTCTCGCATAAATGGCTATCCAGGAACAAAATATCGTGTTCGTCGAATCCCAGATCATGGACGACGTGCCCGAAGGCGGCGGCGCGGCCACCGGCAAAGAGGTCGTCGATGGGCAGATGAACAATGTGTTCGAGGACATCTCTGACCTCGACCGTGCCTACGGCCGCCTCAACCTACGCAAGCTAGCGCTGGCTGTCCGCTCGCTAGACACTGATCTATACGGCGGCGCGAAAACCGTCATCACCGGCCTGCCGACCGATCCCGCACTGGGCTACGCGCTATTTACCACCAACGACCCATTTGACACGCGCGCCGATGCCGCCAATCGTGTTGAGGCGTATCTCTACAAAGGCCCGCTCTGGCCCGGCGCGCTGAATGAAAATCACATCGAGGGGATGCGGGCGATCAGCGTGATTCAGCGGGTGGGAACCGCGCTGCCGCCCGTCGGCAAAACTCTCTGTCTGGTGCAAAACGAGGGGCTCTCGAACGAGCAAGAGCAGTACATCCGGATCATCCAAGTCGATACCGTCGAAGCCACGTTCACAGATTCGGCGGGCGATTTCACACGCTGGATTGTCACGATGAGCCTGTCCGACGAGTTGCGCTACGATTTCGCCGGTCACACTGTCAACCGCACCGACACCTACACCTACACCGGCAAGACCCGACTCCGCGACACCACCGTCGCCGATGCCACCCGGTTTTACAGCAGCACGCGCGTCGCCGAGGCCGCCCTGGCCACTGAGCTGAAGATCCGAGCGACATCGATGTTCGCCCAGCTTGTGCCCAGCGCCCAAACCGAAACGCCGCTCATCAGCCAGCCGATGTCCTCCCAGAAAATCCCGATGCTCGCCAGCCGCGCCTCGACCCTGAGCGCCACCGTGACCGGGGCGGCGTTCGCCAACAGCGGGAAATTCGCGCTGGACACCGGCGCGTATCCGGGCACGATCAGCGTGGTCCTGGGCGCGTACACGCTCACCGACGACGGCGTGGGCGGGGCGAAGATCGGCGGCGCGACCGTGGGCGCGTGGGATTACGCGACGGGGGTGTGCCAGTTCAACAGCAGCGGGGTCACCAGCGCCAGCGGCACGGCGACCGTGACCTACACGCCCGCCACCGCCGTCGCCCAGCAGGCCCACACCCTCACGCGGCCCGTCACCGTCGAAAACCGCCGGCTGAACTGGATCGAAACGCTCAGCCCCATCCCGACACCCGGCACGTTCGAGCTGTCGTACATGGCGGGCGGGAACTGGTACGTGCTGAGCGGCACCGGCACCGGCACCGTCGTCGGCACCGATCCGACGTTTGGCGCCGGCACGATCAACTACGTGACCGGCGCGGTGGCGGTCACGCTGGGCGCGCTGCCGGACGTGGGCAGCCAGATCATGCTGACCTGGGCCAGCCCGGTCCACACGTCTATCCGCGTCGGCGACAGCGCTATCGACACCACGCTCGTGGTCGAACACGCCCTGGGCGAGACGTTGTTGCCGCAATCGCTGACGGTGACGTGGTTGGCCGGTGGGGTCACGAAAACCGCCAGCGGGGCGAGTTCGGGCGCGATCAGCGGCGACTGCACCGGCTATGTGGCCGGTGGCACGGGGGATTTGTGGCTGGAATTCACCACGCCGCCCGACGCCGGCACGAAAATCGGGTTGGACTATCAGCGCGGCATGGCGGCGAGCCAGTCGTTCGCGGACGTGGCGGAGATCGAGGGACTGGCGGCCCTCGATCTGGGCGTGGCCGTCACGCCGGGCAGCGTGACCGCGACCTGGACCACGGTCAGTACCGTACGGCGTGATTCATGGCGCTGGGTTCTCGTCTGGTACAAGAACGGCGAGGCGTGGGCGTATCGGCGGGTGAGAGTGAGTGTCCTCACGCCCACCCCCGGCGCAGCCCGCGTCTACGAAAACAGCGCGACCGACGACGGAGCCGGCCATATCGGCACCGCCAGCGGCACCGTCAACTACACCACCGGCGAGATCGTGCTGCCGGTGGTGGGGATCGTCGCCCAGCGGGCCTGGGACCCGATAACGCGCGCGTGGGTCGCGGTCGGCGTTGACGGGACCGCGTTTATGTCCGGCGTCGTCGATGTCGTCTACCTGCCCGCCAGCGAAACGCCATCGGCGACATCCGTGGAGATCGACGTGCCGCCGCTGCGGGTCGATGTCGTTCCACGGCTACTGGATGAAGCCCTCGTGCCGGGGAGCCTGCGCTTCACCTGGAACGGGCAGACCTACGTGGACCGAAACGGAACGCTGTACCGCGCCGTCTCGCCAACCACCGGGGCCGGCACGGTCGCGGGCACGGTCGATTATCAGTCCGGCGTGTGCGCGCTGAGCGACTACGTGGGCGGCAGTGGCGCGGTCGTCGTGACGGCGCTCCTGACGCGCTTCGGGGACTTCACGGCTATCGAGGCCAGCTTCTGCACCGCGCTGGCGCCCATCAAATCGGAAGCGCTCAGCCTGGTGGCCGTCACCGAGGACGGCGAACAGATCACCGGCGTGGCGGACGCGGACGGCGTGATTGCGGGGACTTGGATGCGCGGAACCTTCAACTACGAGTTCGGGACCGCGTTCGTCGAATTCGGGCAACTGGACGGCGCGACGTGGGAGTCTCGGGCCGTCGATCCATCGACCTTGCGCTACAACGCCGTGGCCTATTCCTACCTGCCGTTGGACGCCGACATTCTGGGCATCGACCCGGTGCGCCTGCCGCCGGACGGGCGGGTCCCGATCTATCGCGCCGGGGATGTGATCGTCATCCTGCATCCGCTCACGAACGCCCCGGCGACGCCCGCGCTGAACGGCGGAACCGGGAACTACGAGCTGGCCTGCGGGCGGACGCGCCTCGCCTGGGTGAGGATCACCGACACCAATGGCGCGGCGGTAACCGACGGCTACACGCTGGACCGCGCCACTGGGCTGCTGAGCTGGGACGACATATCCGGGCTCGCCACCCCGCTGACGGTCAAGCACACCGTCGCTGATCTACGCATGATCACCGACGCGCAAATCAGCGGATGGCTGACCTTGGCGCGCTCGCTCTCCCATGATTTCCCCGCCGACGAATCCATTATCGCCGCGTGTTTGATCCACGGCGACCGCCGGGCGCGGGTATCGGCGCTCTGGGATCAATCGAGTTGGGACGGGGTGTGGCGGGATTCAATTTCGGGCAGTGCGGCCACGGCGACGCTCAACACCATCGACTACCCGGTCACGGTCACGAACGAGGGCGCGGATACCGACCGCTGGGTCTTTCGCTGCACCAGTTCCAGTTCCAACACCTGGGAACTGATCAGCGAGCACCGGGGCCTGGTGTGGACGGGCACTTACCCGCCCTACGTCAGCGGGACGCCGGTGGATGTCGCGCCCATCAATCCGCGCACCCGGGACGAAAACGGCCAGAACGGCGTTCCCTACCTGGTGATCCCGCAGCGCGCGAACGGCGGCGGCTGGGCCACCGGCAACGCGGTCTTGATCACCACCGTGGGGGCCATCGCCGATTTCTGGATGGCCCGCAGTATCCAGCAGTCCGACGAACCGGCCGGGGACGGCGCGGACGGCTGCGAAATCTACGCGCTCGGCAACATTGACCGACCCTAACGGAGTACGCGATGGACCTCAGCACCAAACACAGTGACGCCCGCATCGCGGCCTGTCGGATTCCGGCCTTGAACGCCAGCCTGGCGCTGCTGGAGCTTCAGAACCCGGACCCGGCACAGATCGACTTCTATACCGACCCGGTTCCGACGACGCCGGGCGATACCCCGACCGGCGATCTGGTAGTCACGATCCCCTTGGGCGCCAGTGCGGGCAGTGTCGATACCGACCTGTTCCAGATCCAGTTGACCGTGCCGATTGAGGCGCAAATCACGGGGGCCAACCCGGCGACCGGCAGCACCGTGACCTGGGCACGGATTCTCGACGGGGATGGGGATTGGTTCGCGGATGTGTCCGTCTCGGATGAAGCCGGCAGCGGGGAAATCAAGCTGCAAACCACGCTGCTGTACAACGGCGCGTATTGCCGGATCACCAGCGCCGTGTTTCAGGGGTGAGTGATGGCCGCGCAAGACCCGCACTATAGTAGCGTCGGACTCCTGCTGCCGTTCGAGGGCGCGACCGGCTCGGTCAGGTCATTCAGTGATTTTGCGCCCAGCCCGAAAGCGCTGATCGTGGGCGGAAACACGCAGATTAGCGCCACATCGAAATGGGGGAACGGCGCGGTCTATCTGGACGGATCGGGCGATTATTTGCGTGTGCCGTATGTGAGTACGCTGTCGATCAGTGGCGATTTCACGCTGGAAGTGTGGGTCAATGCCTCATCCTCTCCGCCCGACAACATCGGCGCTATCGTCAGTCAGGATTACGGCAGCGGAACGACGCCTTTTTTGTTTGCGCTCATCAACGGCAGCGGAACCTGGCTCGCTTACTACTATTCGGCCGGCGCGTCGGAGTGGAGCGTGGTGAACGGCTTGCTGTGCGGTTCTGGACTCGCGTTCGGAACGTGGTATCACTTTGCGATCTGTCGCGCCGGACAGGTCTATCGGGGGTTCCGCGATGGAGTGTTGATCAACAGCGTGACCGCGGCCAATAACCCTGGGAGCAAAACCGTGGAATGGATCATCGGCACGGCGCGAGATCGCATCGGGACGCCATTCAAAGGTTATTTGCAAGATTTGCGTTTTACTCAATACGCCCGCTACACGGCTAACTTCACCCCGCCCGGACGGCTGGTCATTCCGCAGTACCCGGACTACGGGTCACCCCTCACGGCCATCGGCAATAATCTCACGATTGCCGGCAACGGCGCGGGCGATTCCGTGGCGATCATCGATGCCACAACGAAAACACTGGTAAAAGTCGTGGACCCCGCCACCAACGGCGACTGGACGGCCAGTATCCCGGCGGGCGATTACTATGTCTTGTATTTCGGCGACGGCTGCCAGCCCATCGCCCACGGCCCTTACACTGTCTCGGCCTAAGCCATGGCGTACACCGCGCCCGCGCTGACGGCTCAGGTCGTCCTGAGCGGGGGCTACACGCCGCCCGCGCTGACCGCGCCGGTGGTGCTCACGGCAGAGACGACCGGGACGCTCAGCGCGAATCTTCCGCCTCCGGTCCTGTCGCTGACCCTGAGCGGAACCGGAGCGCGGGACCGGAACTGGCTCTGGACGGCCTTGCCGCCGCCGGCCTTGCCGCTGGTCTTGCGCGCGCGGGAACGCAGCATTCCCGTGACCTTGGCGGTCGCGCTGCCGGGTCCCGTGCCCACGGTCGCGCTAGCGGCGGCGGTCGATGTCGTCTGGACGGCCCACGTCGCGGTGGCGTTGTCGCCGCCCGTGCTGCCGGTCACGCTGGCGGCGAGTATTTCCATCGACCTCGCCCTGCCCGACGCCGACGGACCGGGCGCACGAATCGAACACGCCCAAGGCAGCAAGACCGCCACCGGCGCGGCGCTGGCCCAGCAGTCGATGTTTCCCCTGTCCACGCCGTCAGTCCTGGCGCAGGGCGCGATGGAGCCGATTCGAGTCGGCGCGGAGCTGCGGGCGTCGCATGGACTACGAGTGCGCTACGGCGTCGCGTCGCCCCATGCGCACGGGACGCCCGTCCAGTCCGGGGCCGTAGCGCCACACACCGAGGCGCACCGCCAGCGTCGCCCCGTGATCGAGCGCCACGCCCACGGACTTCCGATCCGTCAGGGCGCGAACGTCCCTCACACCGAAGCGATCCACACCCGCAACCGCCTGGCTCCGACCGAACAGACGGCGCTGCCGATCACGCTGCGCCTGGTCCTCGGCCAGCAGCAGGCGCGGGTCACCGCGAACCGGCTGCATGTGCGCTGGACGCAGGCGTCCGACCCGCTACCGGGCCGCTGGTGGCCGCGCTACGAAGTGCCGCCCTGGGATGCGGCAGTGGTGCTTCAGCCGGGCTACACGCCGCGTCGGCTGAGTTGCCCTGTCCTCCTGTCCTGGAATGTGGTGGCTCAGCCGCCGTGCGGCGACCCGCCACCCGGCCCCATCGTGGTGCCGGTCCAAGAGGTGTATCTCGTGATCAATACCTTTTCGCTGGTCCGGGCCGATACCGCGCAGGCGGTGGATGCCCTGGACTTCTCCGCCACGCTCGATGCCGATAGCTGGACGTGGTCATGGTCGGCGACGGTGCCGGCCTCGCAGATGGCGCGGGTCCGTTCGCCGGCGCTGGGAGACTTCGTGGAACTGATCGCCACGCTCAACGGAACGGCGCTCTGGTGCGTGGTCGAAAAGCTGGGGCGCTCGCGCCAGTTCGGGAAGGCCGCGCTCAAGATCAGCGGCCGTGGACGGGCGGCGTGGCTGGCGGAACCGACCAGTCCTCGGATTTCCGTGACGAACGCGGAAACCCGCACCGCGCAACAACTGATCGACGACGCTCTGACCGATAACGGAATCCCTATCGGCTGGACGGTGGACTGGCAGCTCGACGACTGGACCGTTCCGGCGGGGGCGTGGGTCTACGCGGGGACGTATATGGGCGCGGCGTTGCGGATCGCGGAGGCCGGCGGCGGCTATGTGCAGGCCGACATGAGCGCCCAGACGCTCCACGTCATGCCCTACTATCCGCTGGCGCCCTGGGACTGGCCCGACGCCACGCCCGACCTCGTCTTGCCCGAAGCGGTCTGCACCACGGAGGGCATCGAGTGGAGCGACAAGACGGATTACAACGCCGTGTTCATTGTCGGCGGCGAGCATGGCGGACGGCGGGATCAGATCGTGCGGGCCGGTTCGGCGGGCGATGTGCAGGCGCCCGCCGTGGCCGATCCGCTGGCGACCGATGTGGCCATGACTCGGCAGCGGGGCTTGCGCGTGTTGGCCGATTGCGGGCGGCAGGCGCTCGTGTCGATCACGCTGCCGGTGCTGGCCGAGACCGGCTTCATCCGCCCTGGTGCGCTGGTGCAGTACACCGAGCAGGGCCAGACGCATCTTGGCATCAGTCGGGCGGTCAGCGTGAATTGGGCCTTTCCGAAAGCTTCGCAAACCGTGAGGATCGAAACTCATGAGCTTCAACCCGTTTAAGCGGCTGGAAAAACTGACGGCGGGGCCTCCGACCACGGTCGGCGAGGTGGTGAGCCTGGAAGGGTACGGAGTTTTGGTCCAGTTGATCGACGGATCGCTGATGCGAGCGCGGGGCATGGCGGTCCAAGTGGGGGATCAGGTCTATGTCCGCAACGGGGTCATCGAGGGCATCGCGCCCGATCTGACGGGGATCACGATTGAGATATAAATAACAACGACTGGAAGGACGTGCTCAGACGCTATATCGACATGATTGCCGATCGCGCCGGAACCAATTTCATTGGCCCGAACAATCGGGACAAGGCGCGATTCACGGAGCAAGAATGGCGCGATCTGCTGGCGCTAAAAGAGGCTGCTGGAGCTAGCAGTGACTCTCCTAAAAACCACCATCTAACAAATTGATTTTATTATTCCGAATCTGCCGAAAATGCAATCATCGACTGTGGTCTATTCGGGTATTTTATTTTTTATTTCATATAGGGGTAGAACAAGCAGTCGTGTCACCCGCCGCCATTTAGAAGGGCAGGGTGCAGAATTCGAAGAAAATAATACGTGATGGACTTGGAATCCTTTTCAGTCAAAGGTTTTTAGGCGCTACCTGCTTCCAATGTCCAGTTGGAGCGTACCCTAACCGGATGTCAGGATGATCCGCTGGGGAGCGTCAGGATAAAGTAACTATTCTTGTTTCTTGACACATACTGCGCAAGATCATGGATGTCTTCCTGACACTTTCTGTTCGGGAGGATCGGTTCAACCTCGATATGAGCACTTCCTTGATTTGCCGTAATCGAAATGGCGGGGGGTGACACGACTGCTTGTTCTACCCCGGGGGAAGCGGTCGCTTTCCTT